TAAGAAACTTTAAATGAGTTTTGAAATCTATGCTGTTTTTGTGGATCACGCATTTGGAATCCTAAGTTGAGTTCCAGGACTAATTTCCAAAGGATTAATAATCTCTGGATTTATATCCATAATTTCCCACCAAGATCCTGAGTTTCCAAGAAACTTAACAGCAAGGTTGTCTAGGCGGTCGTTCTCTACCCACTCGTAAATAAAGTATGACTGAACATATTCGGGCCACTCTCTTAATACTACGAGGTGGTACTCTTGTTTTCCAGCGTGCCAAACCTTAGTTAATCTTCCATCCGCATATCTGCTATCTAAGAATATCATTGAGAAGGATCCTTAATGTTTAAGAAACGTGAACATGAGATGTTTACTTCTGAAAGTATTGGAACCATACTGTCGTTAAAGATTATGTGGTTTACATCTAAAGAATTTATACGTACTAGATAGCGCATTGAAGCCCCTAGGTGTAGTTCAACCTGTATGCCCTGTAACCACCCTATGTCAGATGTTTGCATATCAAAAGAATCAATGTGTAACCCTTTATTTCCATTTATAACTTTAAACAAATACTCCAAGTCATACATAGTTCCCTTGCTATAGATGTCTCTAAGTTCTGCATCGTTTACAAAAGTAGGGTAGATCTTGTCACTGCTATAAGTCTGATTTGGAGTTCCATAAAGGTTTAGTGTTTCTTCTTTTTTAATACCGTTGGAATCAAGCCAAGCCATATCTCCAATTCGGTTTAATAACAGGGAGAAAGAAATTGTGTTATTTTGAACGGCAAGAGTAAACCCTGTTCCAGTTTGTCCACCAGCAACAGCCTCTGGGTTATAAACCGAATCAACCATACCCCAATGCATTGCAACTTCTTTAGGGTTATACAAAAACTTAAACCCATAAAGATTTCCATCAATTTTTGATGAGTTAGTACTAGAACTATTTGCCATATTAAATTGAGTGTTTCGATCCATTTGGATAACACCCTTTGCCCCAAGAGTGTCTTTCCAAGCATTACGTGCGTCTTGATACACCCCTGGATTTGAAATACTTCTAGAGGAAGTGTTTTGTTGTGGACTCAAATCTAAGGCTCCTAAGCCAGGATTTAAATAAGCGGTTTTAACCATAGGTGCGTTGTAATTGTAAATGGGTGGGTCAAAGGAAGCGCTCCCAATAGGGTCAGATCCGTTGTTACCAGAAGTATCCCCTGTTTTAGATTTTGACTTTTTTGTAGACTTGTTTTTTACAGCAGCATCTATTTTTTTCTTTGCTGCAGGTTTTGGAGCCAAAGCCTTTTCAGTTGCCTTTGTTGCATCAACTGCGCTTTTGTATTCTGCAGTGAGAGAGTTTAGTTCTGCACTTTTTGGTACTACATAATAACTGTTATACGCATCAATACCTGTTTGTTCTGTAGGGGTAACCGTAGAACCTCCAGGAGAACTGGGGCTTAAAGCAGCGTTTTTTCTATTAAGTAACTCTGCTTTATGCGGAGCCAAGTCTTTTTCTGTGGCTAATTTTCTGGCAAGTAAAGAAGCCTCACGTTGACGTAGTGTAACTAGTTGTGTTTTAATAGCGCTTTTTTTATCTGCTTCTGCTTTTGCTTTTTTGTCTTTTTCTCTTTGGTTTGCTTGAGCAGCCAACTGCGCTTGGTATTTAGCCTCAATGTCAGAACTACGTAAGTATTGGTTAGGACCTGCCATTATTTACTCCCTATAGCATTTAGGCTCTTGTCTTTAACTAGAAGATCTTTAACCTTTTTTGCAAATGCGATGGCTTCGGCATCAGAGGCTTTGGATATTGTTAAGTTAATATTTACAGTCTGTGGTCCAGTAGCAGAGGTACTTCCACCAGGAGTTAATTGATTAAGGTAATTTCCTTTGGTATAAGTAGTCCATGGCTGAAAGTTTGTTCCACCCTTAGACATGTCGTAAGCAATCTTGGCATTAATGTTAGGATCTTTTAGACTTTCAATACCTGTATATCCAATGTTCTTATACTTCTTTAAGTATGCAGCATTTCGTTTCTTACCCATATTAGGGTTTCTTGGATCTGCATTTTCCATATTAATCTGGAATAGGCCGTAAGAATCATCCATACCTGTTGGGTTGTATGCATTTGCTCGTCCACCAGACTCTGCCTTTGCAACACCATAAGCGGTTACAAGTGACTGACCACTAAACCCAGCACTTAAAAGTGTTTGTACAAGTTGTGGGTCTGCATCTGCAGGAAGCCCCATACCTGTTTGATTTGGTCCACTACCAGGACTTACCGATGTAGCACTCATAGACTTAAAGGCTTGAAATAGTTTAACCCCTAACCAACCAACAGCAGTTCCAGCAGCAGCAATCCCTGCTCCAGGAATACCCCCAAATACTCCACCAATTGCAGCGCTTGTTGCTACGCTAGAGATAAATCCTTCTCCAGTCATTCCTGAAACAACACCACCAATAACAGGTACTGCTTTACCAAATGCTTTCATGCCAACTTTTTCGGCAGCAACTACCGCTCCCTTTGCTGTTGCGTCTTTGGCTATAGTACTTGTTGCTTTACTTGCAAGTGCTTTCGCACCAGCATTCCCTAAAAATTTACGAAGAACCATTGCACCACCGATAGTGGTTACTCCACTAACAACCCCACTAAGTAAAGCGTTGCCTGCTTGTCCAAGATTAGAACCTGAAGCGGCTTCAATGGCTGCTTTTAATTTTATAATTGATTCTGGGGTTCCCTCTAAAGATTTATTAAATGCGGCTATTGCACTGGCTGCTGTTGAGTATCCAGCAATCATTGCATCAGTAGTTGTGTTCATTAAATCTGCTTTTGAACTTTCAACTTTATACAAAGTATTTGTCAAGGGGTTATCGGGACCAGTTGCGGTCAAAAGACTAGAATTTGCACCCTGACTAATTTCTGTAATTTTACGACGCATAAGATCGTTAGTTGCTTGATCTTGGAATAAGTTGTTTAGATCTGCACCAAGCAATCCCTCACGCATAGCAACAGATAGTTGCTCTGGTGTTAACTTCTTATTTCCAAATTCTCTTCTATAAATTTGCTGTGCAATGTCATCGGTTGTACGAAGTTTGCCAGTCTTTGTATCAAAAGTACTAATGCCATATTGATAAAGGTTTCCACCCATTGCCCCAGTGTGTAGTCCACCAATTGCAGAGGCAGCCTGTGGGTTAGATATTCCATAAGCCAGAGTTGCGCCTCTGGCCTCTCTCATAGACTGATCTAAATTTCTTTTATCAGTTATGTTAAAGCCTTGTGAAAGAATGGCAGCAGCGGCCATGTCTTCATTAGTTCCAGAAACAGCGCCTCTAAAAGCAGTGGTTGTCATCTGTGCTAATTGAGTTCTGGTCATTCCAGGAACTCTTGTGGATGCCTGGTAGAAACCAGTAGCACGAGGCATTATTTCATTTAAACCTGGAAGAGCAGCATAGGCGGCTCCAGCAACTCCTAAACCAATTTGAACCCCACCGATAGTGGCGGCACCGTTTTTAGAGTATGCCCACGGCATTGCGTTAGTGCTTTGACCATCAGCAGTATTACCGAAGTTAGCGTTTGCTACTCCCAGATTTAATCCACTGGTTTGTCCAGTACTAAAACCAAGAGCACTTTTTACTGTAGAAAAACTTGTGCTGGCTAAACCACTGATTCGTTTTAGCCCAGCCTCAAGTAAAGTGACTTCTTTGTTTACATTCTTTAATTCTTTACTGACATTGGAGAGTTCACTAATAGGGTCTTTAGCCATTATCGGAACTCCTTCCATGTTTAGTTATGGCTATTTCTAGCCAGTTGTTCCGTTCTCTTTTAGATAATCCCTTTATATCCTCAAGAGTCCAACCTGGGTAAAACTCTGTTAATGCGGCCCATTCAGAGAATAGGCGCATATAACCTGTTACGTTAGAACTGAAATAAGGTACCTAAATTAATAGGAACCGTTACCTCACTTTCACAGTCTGGACAGTTCACAACAACGTCTGAGAACTGTGGACCAGGCGCCCTGTCGTTTATTGCTTCTACAATAGTTCTACGGTCTGTAACACCTAGTGACTGCACTTGTGCTACTCCGTACACGGGTGATTCGTTAATACGAACTAGAGTGTTCTCTAAAATAATTGTGCTTAATTCTGCAGATGTTTTATCTGTGTTTTCGATCATCTTTTTTTGGACTACGCCATTTGGAAGACGAACTACGTACTCATTCTTTTTACCTTTAACAGTAAAGACTCTGTCATTAACTGGGTCTGTTAGAACACGTACTTTGATATCTTCGTCAACATCTACTTGAACCACCTTGTACTCAGAGCATCCATTGCAATACGCTGCAATCTCTACCTTTTGTCCAAAGGTTGTCTTTAAGATTCCAAGAAGAATAGAGTCTCTATCTCCGATCAAAAGTTGATCTAGGACGTTCTCATCCACTGGCTCAGTACCTATCTTTACAGTTCCACGGCTAAGGATTGTTAGCAATGCTTTACCTAAATTTGGAGACTTAGAAATGATCTCTTCATCCTTACCGTTGAGTTCACGAACTTCTGCGGTTCGGATAACCTCCCCAGTGGCTGTCACATATCCACCAGGAAGGTTGATCAAGGTATCCGAAGGAAGGATAATTTCAGGAGCAGTCTCCTGTGGCACTTCATTAAGTGCCTTTGAGAGAAGTTGGTTTGCCAATGCGGGATTAGCCGCTGCACTAATTGTATTCGTCATTATGTTCCTTTGTTAGATTATGCTGGGAATGCTGTTGCTGAATTAGTTAAGTCTGTTGCCCAGTTGATATCGAATCCTTCGTGGACTAGTGTCATCTGTTCAACAAATAGAGCGTTATCTCCAGCGTTTAGGTCTGAGTATGCCACAGCAGTAGGCCATGCGTTATAAACATTAAAACGCATTGCTACGTGATCTGTTTTTGCTGGAGAGTCTTGTGCTGTCTCACCAGTAGATGGAATTGGATGAGATAAAACTGCAACCTCTAGATCGCAACGGAAGTTTTCTGTGCGAGCACGGGTTGAACCGCCACCTTGAACAGTTGCAAACAAGTTACGCATCCATTCGTAGTTTTGGTTTGTTCCTAGGATTACACCACGTTGCAAAGTGATTGGAGCAAATGTGGTCTGTCCTGGGATTTGGTGAACAGTGGTGTTGTATCCACCTTCACGGTAAGGAATTGAATCTGTTGTTACAGCCATTCCTGATACAGAGGTAAAGCCAAGAGTTACTGCTGCTGCCAGGTTGTTGGTAGCAGTACTTGTTGCCGCTCCAGGTGTGCTAGTAAGTGGCTTGAACGTAACTAAAAATCGAAAGTTACGTAACGGATCGGTGATTAATGTTGACCGATTATTAATGATTGTAGGCATTTATTTATTATCTCCTTCGGGTTAGTTCAGCGTCTTTTGGCTGAGGTCGATGACGAT